AGGGGTATGGTGGCATGAGCTGTACCAGCCCCCAGGCAGCGAGATCCGGATGGCGGGGTCATTCTTTGACTCCATCCAGAACATCGTCTGGGATCCGGACGCCGATGAGTTTGAGGACATCCGCTGGGCCGCGCGCCGCAGGACGCAGCCGATTGACGAAGTGGCCGCGAAGTTCGGCCTGGACCGGGAGCAGCTGAAGGGCCACATTGAGAGCTACTCCAGCCGCGCGGAAGATGGCGAGCGTGGCTACGAGTACAAGAAGAAGAACGGCAAGACGAACGACCTGATCTGCTACTGGGAGATTTACTCCAAGACCGGGTTCGGTGATCGCCTGAAGGATGCCGACAAGGATCTCAGTGGTGTTTTCGATGCGCTGGGACCGAACTGCTACATCGTTGTGGCCGAGGGAATTGACTTCCCCCTGAACTGCCCGCCGCAGATGCTGCAGGAGGAAGTGGACGAGACTGGCATTCCGCAGTCGCTGTTCATGGCTGCCCAGTGGCCGATCCCATTCTGGGCTGAACCAAACGGTTGGCCGTTCACGCTCCTGGCGTGGCATGGGAAGCCGGGCTACAGCTGGCCCATCTCGCTCATTCGTCCCGGAATCGGGGAGCTTCGATTTATCAACTGGGCGATGAGTTTCCTCGCCACGCGCATTGCGACCTCCAGCCAGACGCTCATTGGCGTATCGAAGGCTGCGGACCCAGACCTCAAGGCGAAGATCCTGGAGAGGTCCGATACCGGCTTCAACATTGTCGAAATCTCCGAAGCTGTCGGCCGGTCGGTCAGCGATGTGATCTCGGTCTTCCAGATGCCTGGGGTGACCCAGGACATGTACAACATCATCTCGGAGGTCACCGCGCTCTTTGATCGTCGGGTTGGTCTGACCGAGCTGATTTACGGCATGACCAGGGCATCCTTCAGGTCGGCTGCAGAGGCGACCGTGAAGTCCGAGCAAATCTCGGTGCGCCCCGACGACTACGCCAACATCTTGGAAGACGCTCTGTCGGAGGTCGCACGCAAGGAGGCCCTCCTGGCACGGTGGCTCATTTACCCCCAAGACGTCGAACCTCTCCTCGGGCCAATGGCCGCCCAGGCGTGGCAGCTGCACGTTCAGAACGAAGACCCGGATTCCATTGTTCGGGAGTACTCCTACCGCGTCGAAGCCGGCTCTGTGCGCAAGCCCAACGCCGCGACCAGGGTGGAGCAGATCAATCAGGCCATGCAGATCCTGGCGCCTGTTGCGCAGGGCATGATGCAAGCCGGCCAGCCGCAGCTGTTCAACGCTCTGCTCACCAAGTGGGGGCAGGCGATGCAGATGGATGTGTCGGAGTTCATGGTGCCTCCGCCGCCTCCTCCTCCCCCGGGGCCTCCCCCCGGCCAGCAGCCTGAAGCTCCCCCCGAAGGACAGTAGTCAGTATGGACATTCCCTATGAGGTCCGCATCCTCGGCCGCGATGCCGTGGACACGTACGAAAAGGCCCTGCCCTACGGCGAGCGGTGGGCCATTATGGTCGCCACGCAGACGCCCCCAGGGACAAAGGGAACGGAACGGGCATTCCTGGAGGGGCGGCAGAACATGGAGCAGTTCGACTCCATGCCCAGGCTCCAGGCCAACTACGTGCTGAAGGAAGCCAAGCAGGCTGGGATTAACCCGAACGGCAAGGTGTACTGCGCCGGGCTGGCTGACAAGCGTGGCTGGCGTGATCCGGCCGCGTGGGTGTCATCCAACGATGACGTCCTCAAAGTCGCCCGCAAGCGTCGTCTGGCTGTGTCCGGGAGCGTGAACTACGACCCGGGCCCCGAGGCTCCGCAACGCAAGGTGCTGTCCGAGAGCATCATTAAAGACGAGATTCGCAAGGAGAAACGCAGAAACCCCAACGCCAAGGCCGGGGAGCTGCGGGAAAAGATCATTGAGAAGCACGCATACCGCGTCAAAGGAAGGAACGTATGAACGAGATCGCGCGTCACTTTAGCCCCGGCACGGTCATCACCGCCAACAGCTCGGCGGCGACCACTTCCGGGCAGTTCCCCTTTGGCCGCTTTGGCGGGGCGTGCGTGATGATCGGCGCCACCAACGGCTGCACGCAGATCCGCTGGCATGGCACGGTCGATCCCAGGATTGCCCCGGTGCAGGTGTACGCCGATGGCTCGGCTGTAACGTCAGCCGTGACGGTGGGCATCATCGCCGTTCCGGACGCCTGCTTTGCGGTCAATCACGTTGCCCCGATTGTTGTTGGCGGCACCACCTGCGCCATGACCGTGATGGCCAAGGGCTAGGTCGTTACATCCCTTACTGTAGAGTCACAGCGAGTAGCGCACTATGCCCATGTCGCCCCGTCTGTTGAGGCCGCGAGCGTCGGCGCAGCCGTTTCTGCTAGACATCGCCAGTGCCGCCTATGCCTACAGCCTGCGGCAGTTAAGCAGGACATATACGGGAGCGGTGATTCGCGTTCGCCGGTCGTCCGACTCGGCCGAGCAGGATTTCAATCCCGCCGAAGTTTCCGGCTCGGCGATGCTTGGTTTTGTCGGCGCTGGCGACGGCCACGTCGTTACATGGTACGACCAGAGTGGTAACAACCGACACGTCACTGCGCCGTCAGCCACAGCGCAGCCTCGCGTTGTCATATCAGGCACAAGACGAACCATCGGCACGCTGACGGCGATTGACTTTGACGGCACCAACGACGGGCTAAAGGCTACTACCGGATTGACGAACTCTCACGGCATTGTCGCGTCGGTGACGCAAGCCGACACTAGCTCCGGCGCCAGAACAATTTGGCGGCTCAACGGCGGATTTGTCATTTCGATTCACAGATTCAACGGGACATTGTTTAACAGCCTTACCCAGGGCAGTCCCGGCTTAAATCTAAACACTACCGTTACGCCTACGAACCGGCTGCTACTTGTGTCGCAGTTTGGCAGCGCAGGGGCGGAGCAATTCGTCAATTCCGCTGCCGGTAGTACCGGCAATGGTGTTTTATCGACAGCTTCTCCGGTAGGGATAGGCATCGGCCTTGAGCCTAATGGCAACGGTGAAAACTATGACGGCCGCATGCAAGAGGTGGTCGCCTTTGACACAAGCAGCCCGGCGCTGAGAGTGTTTATTGAGCAGAACATGAACTCGTACTACGCAATCTACTGATGCCATACGTTCTCGCAGCACCCCAACACGCAGAACAACTGAGCCGCAGCATTATGAGGCTCCTGCGTCCGTCGCACCTCCGCGAGGAGAACTGGACAGACCTGTATTGCTCTGTTCTTCGGCATCCGACGAATGGGCAGGCGGCGCTGGCGTTGCCAGACGAGGAAGTGGTGCCGATTCACATCGAAGCAGATGGGGCTGAACTGGCGGCATTGTTCTCTGTTTTCGTCGCAGACGGCGCACTCTCGCAGGCGGAAGCCGCTGGCATCACCGCAGCCGTCCAGGCCAACGCCGGGAAGCGTGTACGGATCGCGGACTTCATCCCGCCGTCCTGGGCTGCGAATGTGCTGACCGAAGAGCAGATGCAGGCGGGCGGATGGTTTCCTCCGTCTTCATACGCCTGACGGCGCTACACCCACAGTGCGACGAAGTTTGATGTAGTGCCATGCGAGCGTTGCGCCGGTGGCGGAAGCGGGTAGAATGTTCGCCATGAGCGACCAGCGGTGGATACCAGTGAGCGAGCGGCTGCCCGAAGAGGATCGCCTTGTGTTGTGGTATCGACCAGACGAACGGTGGCCGGTGACCTCCGGGCGTTTTGAGCGGCCACATCATGTTGATGAAGGCGGCGACCTGTGCGTGCCATTCAGCGAGGGGCGGTACACACACTGGATGCCTCTGCCGGAACCGCCAAAGGCTGAATGACGCTACATCGACTAGGTAAGGCTTTCGCGAAACCCGAAACGTATCAGAAAAGATACAAAAAACGAACGAATCACAATACGATCAGTTGTCAAAAGTGATATGTTTTGCTTACCGAATCACCGATCACAACCTCGCCAGCCCGCCACGCGCCCTACGTTGGTATGAAAGGCAGGCGAGGTAGCCCCCAGGCGTAAGCGGCCCGACAACGGCGTGGCAACGATGGGACGGGGGCGGCAGCGGACTGATAAACCGTGTCGCCCACCCCCGCCGGGAGGTTTCTGACAGGAGCAGCGTACATGACCATGCCTAACGAACGAACCTACGCCGTCTGCCGTGCCAGGGATTTCCTGCGGCGTCTGGCCTCGCCATACGCTGGCGGCATCAAGGGCATCCGCCGCGACATCCGCGAGGAAGCCCGACGCATCCTTCGCCACTACCCCGCGTGGTTTGATCTGAGCAGGGCCGACGCCTTCGATGAGGCCGCCGCCATTCGGTACGGCGAGCAGGAGACGGGCGAGGATTGGCTCCGCGAGATGGGCAAGCCTATTACGAAACCTATGCCCAAACGAAAACGGGCATAGGTTGCGCTACAGCGAAAAGAGAGCGTCGTATGGCGAAGTGGATCAGCGTTAAGAAGCGACTGCCCAAGCGAGGCGATCAAGTCATTGTCGCCCACCGTCGATATGAGTGGTCGAACGCCCGCCACAAGCACTACAGGCTCAAGCGGCTTGGAGTTTGCCCCGCAACCTACTGGCTGAAAGGCCACATGGGGCTGCAATTTTGCTGCTCGGATGGTGACGTTGTGCAAGAGCCGGTTGCGTGGATGCCGATGCCAGAGCCGCCGACCGAATGACGCTATTGAGCGAAAGTAGAGACGGCACTACACATTGAGTGTCACGACGCCCCTTGACCAGTAGCGTCACCCCCCGCCGGCTTGACGCCCGCCCTACTCTGCGGGCATGAACCTCGCCGACAAGCTCCGCACGGTCGCCGCGTACCACGGTAGCGTGAACCTCTCCGTGCACGCCCAGCACGTTGACGAGGTGGTGCGGCTCCAGCGTGCCGCTCTCCTCGAAGCCGCCGACCGCCTGGAGCAGCTAGAGGCTGAGGCTGCAAGGCTACGGGCCGATGCCGCTACGGTGGATGACGCAGGCCGCGTTGCGGGCGTTGTGCCCGTGCCACCACCAGGAGAAGAGCCATGTCGGAAGTGAAGCTGCGTCGGCGTTCGCGTCAGGTTTCCATCGTTCTCACCACGGCCACGGCATCGGCTACGACGCTGCGGCTTGAGGACTTCGCTGGCGGCGTCGTTGACCTGGGCACCATGAGCACCAATGCGACCACGCTCCAGATGTGGGCCGCGTCGGGCGAGACGGCTACCTATGGTCGGCTGCGAAAGGTGGACGGCAGTGCTGCCGACATCACGCTCTCGCCCAGCACGACCGAGCGGCGCATCTACGCTCTGCCCGACGAGGTGTTCGCTGTGCCATTCCTGCGGATCGTGTCGGCCACGACGAACAGCACCGGCACCGCAGGCATCGTGACCCTCAAGAGCTAGGCATGCCGCAGCGGATCGAGATGTGGAAGCCGGCGAGGGCGAACTACAAGATTCGCCGGCTGGAGAACCGCCCGAACGCTGCGGCCCGAGGCTACTGCGATGGCAGGCACAAGGCGTGGCGGCTCGCTGTGCTGAACCGCGACAACTGGCAGTGCCGGTCGTGCGGTTGCGTGTGTGCCAACAAGCGGCAGGCTCATGCCGACCACGTCATCCCGGTCGTGACCCGCCCGGACCTGCGATACGAGATCGGCAATGGGCAGTGCCTGTGCCAAACGTGCCACCAACGAAAGACGAACGCTGAGAGTCGCGCGTGAATTGACACGCTGCCTAGATTGCGAGCACCTACCGCATAGGGGGTGCGCACGAAAACCGGCTTCTGAGCGAAAC